CTATTGCGACGGCAAGCCTGATCGTCCAGCAAACCTCTTAGCCTACGACAAAGCAAAGTATCTTGCCTTTGCAACCATGTCTCTTCAAACTGTTGACATATCAGACGGTGCACTGTACTATCATTCCGTTGATGTCAGCCCTGATTGGGCGTCTGAGAAACAAGAAGTAGCAAGGATAACGGATCATGTCTTCTACAAGTAACACTATCGTTCGTGTCCCATGTGCCGATTGCGATGGGCAGGGGACCGTTGAAGCTTACACGTACAGCCCTTGGCAAGTTGGTCCCACCCAAACTTGTGGATGGTGCGACGGCAGGGGATACATAGACTACGAGGAAATTTACGACAGCATTGAAGATGCTAAGGCAGACTACCCCGACTCAATTGGAATCTTTTTTAAGGAAGAAGAATGACTACGTTCAATGCCTATCAGGCTCTGGCTAACCTGACTGTAGTGTATGACAAGACATACAACGTCATGTATCCAACCCTTGGTTTGGTTGGTGAGGCCGGAGAGATTGCAAATAAAGTAAAGAAAATCTATCGTGATAAACGAGGAGAGTTTTCTGACGCTGATCGTGAAGAGATTGGCAAGGAGATAGGCGACGTACTCTGGTACTGCTCCGCACTTTGCACAGACTTAGGACTTAACTTGGAAACCCAAGTGGAAAATAACTTGCGAAAGCTTAGGTCTAGACTAGAACGTGGAACTTTACAGGGGTCTGGCGATAACCGCTAGACAATGATCCAATGCTTGAAGACTCAACGGTCTTCAAACGAAATGAAAAAGTTCTTGATATCTTAACTAAAGTAGCAGCCGACATAACAGAGCCTGTGCGAAATTACAGGCTGGCTGCTGCTGTAGTTTTGAAAAACTCTATCGTTTCGTTTGGGACAAACTCCTACAAGACCGATCCTTTTCAGGCACGGTGGTCGAAGAACCACCACGCCATCCATCTACATGCGGAAATAAATGCAATAAAAAACGCAATGAAAAAGATTGATCTTGAACTACTAAGAAAAAGCAGCTTGTATGTAGCTAGGGTGGTGAGTGATAATGACCGGAGCGGTTTCACCCGTGCCATGTCAATGCCCTGCCCCGGATGCCAACGGTGCATCGCAGAGTTTGGCATCAAGAATGTTGTATACACAACCAGCGAAGGACATGAGTACCTGTAATGGATAACATAAACAAACATAGCAAGGTTGAACTTGTTGACTACATGGGCAGCGACTTGACTGTCGTCAACGCAGCAAGGGTTTCCTTTAATAAGGAATCAAACTGGGAAGAGATTCCGTTCAATGATGGTGGCGCAGCCAAGGCACTGAAGAGTGGCGACGAAAAGCTTATCACCTACCTCGCAGAGCATGGGCATTGGTCACCCTTCTCACATTGCACCTTGACATTCCGCATCTCAGCACCTATTTTTGTAGCAAGGCAGTTGGTCAAGCATCAGATAGGCCTAGCTTGGAATGAGGTTAGCAGGAGGTATGTCACCTATGAACCGGACATCTGGTTCCCTACCATGTGGAGAAAGCAGGACGACAACAAGAAGCAGGGTTCCAAGAACAAGGAAATCAATAGTCCATCCATTGCCGATCATGTATACGAAGACGCCTCTCGTCACGCCATCGCAGCATATGAAAGCCTAATTAATCTTGGAGTATGTGCGGAGCAAGCAAGGGCTGTCTTGCCACAGGCAATGTTCACCGAGTGGTACTGGACTGGCAGCCTATATGCCTTTGCTAGGGTTTACAATCTACGGACCCACTCAACGGCACAGGCCGAAACAAAAGAGGTTGCAATCCAGATTGGACACCATGCCGAACAAAAATTTCCAGTATCTTGGTACTCTATCACAAAAAGGTTAAACAAAAATGGCTAAGACAGTAAAAGAAAAAGAAAAGATTGCTCTTAAAAAGCACCAAGCAACGTCAATCGGTGCCTCCAATAACTCAAGGCCGAAGAACAAGGACAAGCGTCGAAGCTGGAAGAAGTATCGGGGGCAGGGGCGGTGACCGTCGTCGCCTTCGACGTTGAAGTAGAGAAACTTTTTATCCGTGGCAAGGTAGATTTCTATAGACTTGTCCGCATTGAAATGGTAATGATGGGCTACGACCCAAATGATCCGGCAGATGTTGCAGAGTTTTGGGAAGAAGTTAACTTGGCCTTTCTTGGAATAACCAATCAACAACCTAAACAACCTGACTGGTAGGAGTATACCATGTATAGCGTTACAGACATCCACCATCGCGTCGATGAGTTGATGGCAGAAGGTAAGCGTAGCTTGCTAAGAGGCTGGTCGATGCAAAGCATCATGCATGTCATTGGCGTAGAGTTTGACGACCCCGCAAAGCTTGTTGCTCGTGAGTACATTGTGCATACAAAGTGTGGCATCGAAGACGAGGTTAAATACATTGACAAGGCGATTGCAGCGGCACGACAAGAGGCAAAGACAAACAGCAAGCAGCTTCTATTGAAAGAGTTAACGTCAGTTAAAAGTGAATGAAATGAAAAACCTTTGGGATAAAGATAGGAAGATTGTTTTCCGTGAGTTATACACAATGTATCTTGAAGAAGGATACAGCAGCAAGGAAGCTAAGAGGTTGGCGCAGGAAGAGGCAAACGAAATGCTTGCCGATGACAGTGCCTTCGTAAAAGAAATCCTAGACGGTGAAGAGGAAGACTAATGAATATCTTTTTTCTAGATCGTGATCCTATCAAGGCTGCACAACAGCATTGCGACAAGCACGTAGTGAAAATGATCTTGGAGACTGGGCAGTTGCTGTCAACCGCACACAGGCTTCTTGATGGTGACGAATACGCTGACAGGTATGGACTGTATAAAGTTACCCACAAGAACCACCCATCTGCGGTGTGGGCAAGGGCAAACAACAACAGCTATCGCTGGCTGTACGATATGTTCGTTGCTCTTGGAGAAGAATACACCTATAGATACGGTAAAGTACACGCAACCATCCAGAAACTGCGTGACCCCCTAAGCTCCTCACCTTGGAATGCTCCACAAGCATTCATGTCTGAACCCCCACAGTGTATGCCGGATGATGTTAAAGCATTGGATTCTGTTACTGCTTATCGCAATTACTATCGTATCTATAAAGCACCTATCCTCAAATATACACGACGTGCTGCCCCAGAGTGGCTTGCATGAAGTACGGTAAAGTGTGGGGAGAAACAGAACCCCTTCTGCAAACACCGTTTGTGGAAGTGCATCGCATCTTTATCAAGGCCGGTGGTCAATGCTCCTTTCATGCACATAAGCATAAGTGGAATATGTTTTATGTCATAACTGGAAGGCTTGACATTCACGTTCAAAAGAATAACTATGCATTGACAGACGTGACCCGGCTGTTCGCCAACCAGTTCACCACAGTCAGCCCAACGGAGAAGCACTTCTTTGAAGCCATCACTGATGTAGAAGCACTTGAAATCTACTACCCAGAACCACTGTCTGAAGACATCCTTCGTGAAAGCGTCGGAAGAATTAAAGGAGTAGCAGGTAATGTTCGTAGTGAGTGATATGTATGGAAGAATACATGACAGATGCCCCACAAAAGCAGAGGCACTTGAGTTCTTTAAAAGCATGGAAGGGCTTGCCAACACGCTGCGTTGTGAGTGGGAGTACGTAAGAGACGACACGATGGCACTAAAGAACGGCCATGAGGTTATCAACATCTACACAGTGTACGAACAGACTAACCCCTAGTGTATCAATATACATCACGAAGTGAATGTATATAATGATACACTTGACTAACACCCCCAAGGATGTATGATGTCAGCCATGACAGATGACTACCCCAACACCAAGGAAGTAGGGCGTGGACCATGCCCTTCATGTACCTCAAGCGATGCCTTCATTTCCTATGACGATGGTCACGGGCATTGCTTTTCTTGCGGCTATCATAAACATAAGGATAAGGACGAAGGCATGACCGTACACCCACTACCCAATCGACCCACGAACACCTTCTTCGATGGAGAAAGATTTCGTGGAAACGTCGTAGCTATTGCAGACCGTAGTATTGCACGAGACACGGCACAAAAGTATGGGGTCAAGTGCACCCTGTCAGAAAACGGAACCATTGAACGTCACGCCTATCCTTATCACGACGCAAACGGCAACGTCATTGCCTACAAGAGCCGTTTGTGTAAGACAAAGGATATGTTTATTGAAGGCAACATTCAGCAAGCACGGATGTTTGGTCAGCAGCTATTCGCACCGGGTGGTAAGTACATTACCATCTGCGAAGGTGAACTGGACGCCATGTCGGCCTTTGAGTTGACCGGCAGTAAGTGGCCCTGTGTCTCCATCAAGACTGGTGCACAAGGCGCAGTCAAAGATGTCAAGGCAAACTTTGAGTACCTCAATTCGTTTGAGACTGTGGTCCTGTGCTTCGACTCCGACAAGGCTGGCAAGGAAGCTGCCGCTGCTGTAGCAGAGGTGTTTGAACCCAACCGTTGTAAGGTTGTAAACCTTGTGCTGAAAGATGCCAATGAGTATCTGATGCAGAATAAGCGGGAAGAGTTTACCCGGCTCTGGTGGAATGCACAACCGTACACACCGGCAGGCATCGTCAACCTTGCAGACATGGGTGACAGCCTATACAACGAAGAGCATACGCTTACTTGCATGTACCCCTTTGAGGGGCTAAACAACCTGCTGTATGGTATCCGTACCGGAGAACTAATTACCCTGACGGCAGGGACTGGCACCGGCAAGTCAAGCGTGATGCGTGAACTGATGCACCACGTTCTAAAGAACACGAAGGACAACATTGGTGTTATCTCTCTGGAAGAGAACACTCGCAGCACAGTCTTCCACCTCATGTCAGTTGAGGCAAACCAACGCCTATACATTCGTGAGGTTCGTGAGCAGTTCCCACAGGACCAGCTACGTGAATGGGAGAAGGCAACGGTAGGGACACGCCGCTTCTTCGCCTTCGACCACTTTGGTTCACTAGGCACAACAGAAATCCTTAACCGTGTACGCTACATGGTCAAGATTCTTGATTGCAAGTGGGTGTTCCTCGACCACCTGTCCATCCTTGTGTCAGGTCTGGAAGGCGAAGACGAACGACGCAACATCGACCAGCTAATGACAAAGCTACGTTCTCTTGTAGAAGAAACACGCTGTGCACTGGTTCTTGTCAGCCACCTACGCCGTGCTGCCGGATCAGACCGTGGTCACGAAGATGGCAAGGCAGTCAGCCTCTCGCATCTCCGTGGGTCACAGGCAATTGCACAGCTATCAGATGCAGTCATTGCACTTGAGCGTGACCAGCAAGCCGAAGACCCCAATGCCGCCAACACCACAACGATCCGTGTTCTGAAGAACAGGTACGCTGGTGAAACTGGTATCGCTTGTCACTTGTTTTTTAATCGTGACACTGGTAGACTGCATGAGGTTGAGAACTTGGGCGACAGCCCAGACGGACAGATGGACATAGAAACGGAGACAATCTGATATGAAATATGCGGTGGACATTGAAGCAGACTCACTTACCCCGTCCACCATTCACTGCATCGTGGCGAAGAACATGGACACAGGTAGTGTCCACGTCTTCAGGGAGGGGCAATGCTTTAATGAGTGGCCTTCCTTTGCAAAACAAAACATCAAGAAGTTTGTCATGCACAATGGCATCAGCTTCGACGCCCCTGTAATGAACAGGCTGACGGGGACACGCATCTCTGTCGATCAGATAGAAGATACGCTTATCCTGTCACAGATAACAAACCCAATGCGTGACAACGGACACTCGCTGGATGCATGGGGGCGTGTATTAAACTTTCCAAAGCAGGAGTTTAATGACTGGTCAAGATGCACAGACCAGATGGTTGAGTACTGCAAGAATGACGTAGAGTTAACGGCAAGAGTTTATGCCACACTACAAAAAGACTTGAAGGATTTCTCTAGTGAAAGCGTAAGGATGGAGCATACCATTCGCTTTCTCATTGACCGTCAGGAAAAGAATGGCTTTACTCTTGATATACAAAAAGCTATCTCACTTATGAATAAGCTAAGTGATATGGCTGGTCAGATTGAGCAGGAAGTCAAGCAGGCTTTCTACCCACTACCTACGTTTATCAGAGAGGTAGAGCCAAAGGTTAAGCAGGATGGCAGCTACTCAAAAGTAGGACTCAAACATCTTGGGGATGACTGGACGGTGTGCGGTGGTTCACATTCTGTCATCGACTTTCCTGAGTTTAACCTCGCCAGCAGACAGCAGATCGTCAGGCACCTACAGCACAGGGGATGGAAGCCAAAAACTTTCACAGAGAAAGGGCATGCAATTGTTGACGAGGGTGTTCTCAAGGATGTTGATATCCCTGAAGCAAAGCTTATCGCTCGTTACCTGCTGTTGCAGAAACGTGTCTCGCAGATCAAACAGTGGATCGACTACTACGCAGACGATGGCAAAGTACATGGAAGAGTTCTTACGTTAAAGACTATCAGTGGTCGGATGGCGCATCACTCACCCAACATGGCACAAGTTCCTGCTGTTTACTCTGAGTTTGGTAAAGAATGCAGGGCATGTTGGACTGCATCCGCCCCTGATCGGGTTCTTGTTGGCTGTGACGCCAGTTCACTAGAACTTCGTGGACTGGCTCACTACCTAAAGGACGACAAGTTTATCAACGAAGTTGTCAACGGTGACATCCACACCGCCAACCAGAAAGCAGCAGGCCTTGCTACCCGTGACCAAGCCAAGACATTTATCTATGCATTCATCTACGGTGCTGGTGCAGCCAAGATCGGCAGCGTAGTGGGTGGTACGGCAAGGGATGGTCAGCGTCTCATCGACCAGTTCCTTACTAACGTACCGGCACTGAAGAGCCTACGTCAACGTGTTGAGTTATCAGCAGCACGTGGCTATATCCCCGGCCTAGATGGGAGAAGGCTCAAGGTCAGGTCGGTACACTCCGCACTTAACCTCTTGATCCAAGGGGCCGGTGCTGTTATATGTAAGCAGTGGCTGGTCCACATCATGCAGCTTATAAAGGAGGAAGGAATAGATGCTTACTTAGTTGCCAGCATTCACGACGAATATCAGTTTGATGTCAGGCGTGACCAAGCTGATAGGTTTGGAGAGTTGACAAAGAAAGCTATGAAGATGTCAGAAAAAACTTTGAAGGTTCGCTGTCCACTAGACAGTGAATACAAGATTGGAAACAACTGGGCGGAAACACACTGATGGTCCAGCTAACAGAGGAACAAAGACGTAGAGGAGAGACGTGCGGTAGGCACCGTTATACAGTAAACAGACAACGAAACGTAACCAACAGGCTTGTAGCTAAGATGGATGCTGAAGAGCAAATACAGAACGACATCTACGGTGCGTTGGCAGAAGTGTTTGTTGCCGATCTTCTCAATGTCCCGTGGAGTGGGGAGGCGGATAGCCCCGATAACATTGCGGATGTTGGTGAAGACATTGAGGTAAAGTCCTCACGATACAGAACCGCACACCTTATCGTCAGACCACGCAGACACAGAGCGAACCCGACCGAATATATAAAGTCACACAGATATGTTCTTGTAACATACGACACAATCAGTCTTGACTTTACATTTGCGGGTTGGATTGCTGGCGAGGAAGTCATGCAAGATAAGTTCTGGAAGAAGGATTCTTGGTGGATTCCACAGTCAGAACTAAACAAGGAGATTCCTCATGCCTAAGATAGAACTAGACCTTACTTACGAAGCTGTTGACGACATCGTTAAGAAGGCACTGATAGCAACGCTTGCCGATCTTCACAGGTTCCCAAGCGACGACGACAACACCTTACATGATTCCGTGTTGTGTGTTCTTGAGTACTTTTGTTCTCCAGATGAATATGAAAATGTTATGGCGTCTCTACGCAACAACACGCTATGGTGTGAGCAGGTTGCCAAGCAGCAACGCTTCGACTATTAGAGTATCAGTATTCTCCACGGAGTGAGAGAATACAGTGATACTCTTAGGTAGGTTAAAAAAGATGTTGACAGCCTACCACAACTGATCTAGTATGTACGAATCATCAACAGCCACCGTTGAGTGGCACATGCGAAAGGAAACTAATATGACTGTAATTACTGGCCGTGCTTTCTGGGCTTCCGTTCAGGCTCCTAACACCACCTATGACGCAGATGGCGTATGGACGATTGACGTATCGCTGGACCCAGACAACAAGAAGCGGGTTGAGGAAGATGGTCTTCGCACCAAGAACAAGGGCGATGATCGTGGCGACTTCATTACCATCAAGCGTAAGGCAGTGAAGAAGAACGGAGAGAAGAACGACGCACCGGCTGTCGTTGACTCCATGAAGAAGCCAATGCCGAATGTTCTTATCGGCAACGGCAGCGTAGTCAACGTGAAGTATCGCACGTATGACTGGACTTATCAGGGTCGTGCTGGTATCAGTGCAGACCTTCAGACTGTGCAGGTTGTTGATCTTGTTGAGTACAGCGGTGGCAAGGGAGGCGACGACCTTCCTGTCATCGAAGGCGGATACAAGCATGGCACAAACATTACGGATGACGTTCCCTTCTAATCCGTAGTATCCACACGGGGCTGTCTGAGCAGAAATTGAGACAGCATTGGTTGTCTGGGGTGGGCGGGACCAGACTCCCCTAACAAAAAGAAAGGCAAACATGTCTAACTCAAAAACAATCGACACCGTAGTAGATGATATCTACGCACTGTTCACGGACGAAAACGAACTTACGGTATCTGACGAAGACATGAAAGCCTTCGCGGAATCCGTATGTCAATCTATAAAAAGAAGCATTGAAGAAAAGAGAGACAGGCGGGAAA